GTGCTTGCCAGAACCGGAAGTGTATACTTCAAAGTTCTAGCAATAAAAAGGATTCTCTTTCTCACTTTCTCTTTCTTTTTGCGGATGCAGTATTTCTCATACTCTTCCTCATTGAATTCTCGTACCACGGACAGATATACCCTTGTTTTGGAATCCTCTGTGATATACTTATATTCCATGTTTTTGCACATATCTGGCACTTTGCATACATTCATTTCCTTGCCTCCTTGTCAATGAGAATCAATTCCTTTGCAATAACACTCTGTAATGCCATTCTGTCCATTTCGTGCCAGCTGATCGGCACCGGGCTGTTATCCATAGCATTCAGGATCCGCTCTGCGGCCTGATGATATTTTTCAAGATCTTTTGCTGTCAGCATCTTTCCCTCCTATACTGCCAGTCGAAGCTGGCCATTTCTTTCTTCTTTCACCATTTTTTCGACAAATGCAGTTGCTTTTTCTTTTCTTTCCATTTCGATCAGGCATTCTTCATGGCAACTGCACCGTTCTCCCGGATCCAGATACGCTCCGCAATCCGGGCAGATTCTATAAAAAGCCATCGTATCCACTCCCTTCATTCAATCATGTATAATTTGTTAAATGCCTTTTTGGGGATTTTCCCTGACGGATACCCCTTGGCAAGCTGTCCATCGGCTATCAGGTCCGATCTAAGGGAACGTATCATGCGATATGCCGTATCCCTGCTCACACCCATCATTTCTCTGACCTCAGCGGCTGTATAGTAAGAACGTTCCGCAGATGTAAGCTTTTTGATTACACCGTTTGCATTTTTCATACCAAGCACCTCATTCCAGATTTCTCTCAATCCAATTTTTCAGATTCTGCGTGGTTTCATTTACTTCGTCTAATGTCTGAATGATTTTTTTCAGTTCCGGTTTTTCCTCTTCTGAGATAATTCCATCTGCCGTAATATCAAGAAGTGATTCCTTTGCCTCGTTTATCTTCTTTAAAGAAGAAAGCATTCTCAGGCTGATTCTATCCAGCCCTGCGTTCTCGATCTTCGGCATATTCTTTCCAAGCGGGCACATCTCACGGCAATAATTTCCTTTCAATTCTGGTGCCTTATAGCAGTCAGCCATCAAAAGGATCTCTTCCTGATATGGTATTGTGCTCCCAAGTTCGATTCTGGCTAACCTTGTACGATCAATTCCTATTTCTTCCGCAGCACCTTCTCTGCTGCTCAGACGCTCATTTGACTTTGCCGCCTCGTATCGTGCCTGGCAAAACATATTAGCCGCTGCTTTCGTAGCAAATTTCGACATTTTTCTCTCCTTCTATAAGCTGTATAATCAAGTTATGGTAATTAAATTGTGTACTCTGTATCGATATCCAGAGCCTTGCTGATTTTTTCAGCAAGTGCAGGTGCATACATTCTTCCATTTATGGTGGTTGTCACGTAGTTCCTGCACATCCCAACTTCACCGCACAATTCCGTGACAGACATATCTCTGTCGATTAAGGTTTTCTTTACTTCTTTGCACCATGGCGACAGTTTTCGCTTCAAAATATCACCTCCGTTTTCAACAAATGTTTATTACATTTGTTGTTTACATTTGTTTGCGATTGCATTAAAATAATCAGAAAGGAGTTATCATGGATAATTGGATTGATAATCTCAGAAGAATTGGGCTTAAACGTTATGGTGACGAAAACCGCCGGATTCTTTCTGAATTATTAAGAAACGGTATTCCTGCCGGAAACACTGTTATGTCGGAAGCATCTGCTGAGGCTTTTATCATTGCTGTGGCGGCCATGATTGAAGAAAACAATAAAGCATTGCTCTCCGATTTATCATCGATGTAACTCTCTCTTTTTTTGTTTTGCATTAAACATTTGTTTATTACATTTTTAATAATAATAGCATATTTGCTAGTTGTCAATACTTTTTTCGCATATTTGCTAAATTGGAGGTTTTTTATCGTTATGTCTTTGGTTTCTCGAATCAAGAATCTTTCAAAAGAAAAAGACTTGAATTTAAAGCTTTTGGAAGAACAGGCAGGTTTTGGTAATGGAACTATCCGTAGATGGGATAGTAGCCCTCCCTCCGCGGACAAGCTTCTAAAAATAGCACATTTGCTAAATACATCCTGTGAATTCTTACTTACAGGCATAGAACAAGAAAATTACTGCTCTGAATTTGAATCGGAGGTTCTTTCTTTATTCAGATTGCTTCCGCATGATGCGCAGTTGGAATTTCGAGGTGAATTAAAGGGGTACATAAAATGTTTAAAGCGACAGGAGGAAGATACTGTCGAACCTCTTAAGAAAGCAAAATAATAAGCTTCGAGTGGTACCGGAGCAGGAAGGGGAAATAAACATATGAGAAGAAAAACAGTTGCTATCATTTTGGCAAGTAGTCTTATTTCAAATATTTTTATTTCAAACAATCTTTTTGTATACGCTGCTTCTGAAACTGCATCTACGATTGCAGACAATGACGCCATAAGAATAGATGCCGAATCTCCTGTTTCTCTAATTTGTGATACTGAAGAATACACAGTAAATGTACAACGTATTTTTTACGAAAGAGGGAATTATGCAATAGAGTTTATGATTCAAAATCATTCAGATCATGATTTTAACTTTGGCTTAGACGGTTCAGACATAGATGGTTTTCAAATTACCATATATTCTGGGGGCACTTGTATAGCTGCGGGAAAAAAAGGAGTTGCTAAATTTCATTTCAGAGAACAAGATTTAACAGATTATGGAATAAACGATTTTCAAGTATTAAATACAACTTTTTCAGAATTTCCATTTGGCACGGGTACTTCGTATCCATTGCAAATTCAAAAAGACGCTTTTTCTCAAGCACCAGATCAGATCCGGGGAGCTGAAAACACAAAACTATTGAAAACAGTGGAAGAATTAAAGAAACAAATTGAGGAGTTGAAAGCAGAAAATGCTTCGTTAAAAGAGCAGCTTTCCAGTAATGCAGCTACTTCTGATTCAGACACTCCGTCTTCAGATTCTGTTTCGACTACAGACAACGAAAACGATCAGCGATTGTTAAATGCTATTATAATGTGTGCTGATGTAACAAACGGAAATGGTACTGATGCAATTGGACAGCGTGCATATATTGTTATACCTAAAGAAGTCTTGTCGCAGATTTCAGAAAACGGATACGCAACTTTTCTCGAGAACAAAATAAAAAATAGTGGATATAACTGGTTTTCTATAATATGTGATGACGGAACTGGAATAGTATTTTCCAATTCTTTCACCGGTCTTGGAACATATGGCGAATTAGATGATGAAGGGTGTGTGACAACTCCATTGGGTTATATATCGGCTTCCGAAAGCGGATACGAGTATGAACTGGCAAACTAATCAAGGAGATTTTATGACAATTGGTGAACGAATAAAAGAATTGCGGGCTGAGGCTGATCTGCGACAATCCGAGTTTGGAAAAGCAATAGGTTTTTCTGCTCAAGTAGTATCGAATGTCGAAAGAGGCTACTCTTTCCCATCAACAGAATTTGTTAATCGCAGTGCTGCATGCTTCGGTGTGCCAGCAGATTACATTCTTGGCCGGACTACTTCAAGATATGCTGTTGCGGATCCGAAAGAAGTTTCCGCAGTGCAAGCAAGAACAAAAACCCGTTTGGCTCAGTTGCAGATGAGCCTTCCGGACCTGATCAAAAAATCAACGCTGACAGAGGAAACCTGCTGTGACATTCTGGCCGGAAAGACTGTTCCTGGAATAGATGCCACTGCAAGCCTGTCAAAAGCCCTCGACACCTCTATGGATTACCTTGTGGGTAATTCTGAATACAGCTGTGCCATTGCTTCAGAAGACGAACAGGATATCATCCTGCGGTACCGTCAGTTATCCAAGAAGGGAAAACGTATCTTTTTGGGAATGATGGAGAAGATGGAAGAAGAAAAAACAGAATAGTATATTTAACTAGGGAACCGTTGGGGTGTTATGTCAGCCGCCGGACACTTTTGTGAAAGGAGGCTGGTGCTGATGGTTACATATGGTGATTTATTTACTTTTGTAATTATGCTTTGTGCAGTTGTAACTCTTGTTATCAATTTAATGCATAAAAAATAGCGCCCTCGTCCTGGTAAGATAAGGCGCTATTTTTAGCTATTGTTTTATCCGGCGGTCAGGTGTACGCTGACCAACGGCTCTCTTGTTAAGTACATTATATCTATATTCAACATTTTTGTCAAACATTTGTTGATTACATTTGTTTGACACATTTGTTTAATAATGGAGGATTCAGATGCCGGCTTATAAGTATTTCACCAAAGATGGAAAGACAAAATGGTATGCCAATTTTTACTATGAAGATTGGCTTGGCAAGCGCCAACATAAATGTAAAAGAGGTTTCTCTACCAAAAAAGAGGCTGTAGAATGGGAACGTGACTTTCTGGCACAAGGCGCAAAGGATCCAGATATCCTGTTTTCTGCTCTGATCAAGAACTATATGCAAGACTGCAGCTCCCGGCTGAAGCTGACCACTCTGGAAAATAAACAATATCTGATTGATATGAAACTGCTGCCATTCTTTAAAGATATGAAGATCGGTGACATTACTCCGATCGTAATCCATCGATGGCAAGATGCCATGATTAATTACAGGGACGAAAAGGGGAACCCTTATTCTCAGACGTATCTGAAGACTATCAATAATCAGCTGTCCGCTATCATGAATTATGCCGTCAAATACTATAAGCTCAGAAGCAATCCGTGCCTTGCGGCCGGTGCGATCGGGAAAAGCAGTGCAGATGAAATGAACATCTGGACCAGAGAGCAATTTGACTACTTCCTTACCTTTGAAAAGAAAAGTGCGTACCGGATGGCGTTCAGCCTCATGTTCTATGGAGGACTCCGATCTGCAGAAGTTCTGGCTATTACTCCGGCAGATATCCTGCCGGACTGCTCCGTATCCATTAATAAGAACTTTGTGGTGATAAAAGGCGAACAATACTTCCAGACACCAAAAACTGAAAAGAGCAAACGTGTCGTGAATATTCCTCAATCGTTGTACAAAGAGCTTCAAGACTATGTTGCAAGTATGGCCATAGAGCCGGATGAACGCATCTTCTACTTCCAGAAGTCCGGAATGCGGTCAGAATTTAAACGTGCAACTGCCAGATCTGGTCTTCCAGAGATCAGGATCCATGATCTTCGCCATTCCCACGCAAGTATGCTGATTGACATGAAGTTTTCTATCAAAGAGATTTCGGACCGGCTTGGACATGAATCACCGGAAACAACCTGGAAAGTTTATGCTCATTTGTACCCAGGAAAAGACAGGAAGCTTGCTGACGCTCTCAATGAAGTAAGAGCCACAAATGATAATGCAGAAGATAAAAACATATGAAACGTACAGTATCATATAATAACAAAAAATCCCCAAAAATAAGACACTTTCTCCCCATTAACATCACCGTAGCATCACGGGCAAAAATAAAATCCCGGAAACCCTTGTAAATAAAGGATTTCTGGGATTTTGCTCATTATTCAAACTCGATGGTTGCCGGTGGTTTTCCTGTGCAATCATACATAACGCGATTGATGTGTTTTACTTCA